TAAAGGCCCGTTTAATTTTAATAAAACTTTACATCGCTGGGAAAACAGCGAAGAGACAGGAGAACGTGAATATAACCCCCTATTTGTTAGAGTTCCTCGCATTGAGTTTGTGTCTATTTGGGATTTTTTCCCTGACCCTAGCGCCACTTCTCTAGAAGAATGTGAATATGTTTTACATCGCCATAAGCTAAACAAGTCTCAAGTTCGAGGCCTAACAAAACTTCCATACTTTGACGAAGACGCTATCCGTGAAGTTCTTTCGCTTGGTCCTAATTATACTGAGCGTGATTATGAGCATGAGTTAAAAGACGATCAGCGCTCAAATGATTATGGTAGTGGTCAGTATGAGGTTCTTGAATATTGGGGTATTATGGATGCAGAATATGCCCGTGAAGTAGGTATGGAGCTTTCAGAAGATGTTGATGATCTTGATGAAGTTCAAATTAACGCTTGGGTTTGTAATGGTGTTGTTCTTCGTGCAGTTGTAAACCCATTTACACCTATGCGCATTCCTTATCATGCTTTCCCTTACGAGCGAAATCCATACAGCTTCTTTGGTATTGGTGTCGCAGAAAACATGAATGATAGCCAACAGGTTATGAATGGTCATGCACGTATGGCTATTGATAACTTGGCACTATCTGGAAGTTTGGTATTCGAAGTTGATGAATCTATGTTGGCTGGCGGTCAAAGCATGGAAGTATATCCCGGCAAGATTTTCCGTCGCCAAGCAGGTGTACCGGGACAAAGCATTCATGGCTTAAAGTTTCCTAACACTTCGCAAGAAAATATGATGATGTTTGACAAGTTCCGGCAGTTAGCCGATGAACAAACAGGCATCCCAAGCTACTCACACGGCATGACAGGCGTTCAAAGCATGACAAGAACAGCGTCAGGCATGTCAATGCTGCTGGGTGCTGCGTCATTAAATATTAAGACTGTTGTTAAAAATCTAGACGATTTTCTTTTACGTCCTTTAGGCCAAGCATATTTTCAGTGGAACATGCAGTTCTTTGAAGGTGATCTAGATACTCAAGGTGATCTAGAAATTAAAGCTATGGGTACAAACAGTTTAATGCAAAAAGAAGTACGTAGTCAACGATTAACGATGTTCTTGCAGACAGCCCAAAACCCAGCAGTTGCCCCATTTGTTAAAATGTCTAAGCTTATTTCTGAGTTGGCTTACTCGTTGGATCTTGATCCTGATGAGATTCTCAATGATCCAGAAGAAGCGGCAATTGCTGCACAAATAATAGGAATGCAAAATAATGTTGGACAAGCAACTGGCAGCGAGGCTGTCTCCCCTAACGAACAACCCGGAGTTATGGGAAGCCCTGAAGGAGTACCTCAACCACCGCAAGAACTTGGAGCTACAGGGACTGGTGGTGGCAACATCGGAACAGGAAATGTACCGCAAGCAGGGGAGAGTGAATTTTCTGGATAATCTCCTAACACTCCCAGCCCAAGTAAAAGCCGCAAAGGAATTCAAAGATGACAATGTATGATAAATCTTTAATGATACCGCCAGAAAGACAACAATATAGTAAAGGTAAGCTGGTTGTTAAGGTTGCAAAATATTTAAAAGATGCTTTTGAAACAGATGAAATATCTGAGGATGCACTAAAAAATGCAACTAAAATACATAAAAATATTGAAGAAAATACTTTTGCGGATGGTACAAAGTTTCCTAAATCTTTTAAAGAAAAAGATAAAAGCATTGCTATTGCAAAAGAATATAGTTTAGACCCAAAAGAAATAGATACTATTGAAAAAGCTTTTTCTTATGGAAGTGGTGGCGGAAAATTAAAAGGAACGCTACTAGAAGATTTAGACTTAACTTTAACTTCTTTAATTACTTCGCCTACACGACGACAGCAAATTGCTGAAGATCTAGGTGGAGCTAAACAAATGAGAGAAGCACGTAAAAAAGCAGGTAAGTATGGATTAGCTGGGGTTGGCGTAGGCTCTTTATTAACTGGTGGAGCTATGTCATCTTGGAACATGATAAATGATAAGCCTCCTGTAAATGAAAAAGAAGCTTCAGAATTTGAAAAAGCTTTTAGTGCTGCGTTTAAAGCAGGTGAAGATACTTTTGAATTTGATGGTAGACAATATACAACAGAACTAAAGCGCCAAGCTAAAGGCAAAGGCGGTATAATTGTAGATTTAATGGCTTCTATTTTAGGTAAAAAAGCTACAGCAAAAAAGCTTGACATGGCCGATAAAGCTAAAGTTGCAGAAGCTGTTCAAGAAGAACTTGATATTAATCCAAACTTTTTAGATGAATTAGAAGACGATGAGTTTGATTATTTGATGGCACGTATGCCTCAAGAAGAACAAGCAATGCTAGGGGCTGCTGAAGCACCAGTAGACGACATGGTTGAAATGATGCGTGGCATGGCTCCAAAAGAAGCTGCGCAACAACTAGAGCTTTTTGGTAGCGAAAGAAATATTTATGAATATGCAGATTCTTTAAAGCCTCAAGATCTTCGTGAGTTTGTAGGAAATGTCAAGAAAGAAGATTATGAAATTTTTGGCAATTTTAATAATTTCTTAGATCGTTTAGGTCCACGTCAAATGAAAGCACATGGCGGAGCAATTGGATTATTAATTCCTGTAGAAGGCATGAAGCCTGATGCAGAAATGGAAGAAGATTATGTTTCATACGTTATGGACGAAACATTATCAGATGATGAAATGGAATACGTCAACAAAGCACTAGAAGCTGATAACAGACTTAGTGAATTGTTTGACAAGATTGTCCTATCTTCTGCAGAGTTTACAGGCGCAGGTGAGGTTGATGGTCCCGGAACAGGCACATCAGATGAAATACCTGCACGACTATCAGACGGTGAGTTTGTATTCACCAAAAAAGCAGTAGATGTTATCGGCGTAGAAAAACTAGAAGAAATGATGAAAGACGCTGAAGAACAATTTGAACGACAGAATAAGGCAGTTGGCGGAATCATGAACGACCCAACACAAGATGAAAAAGCTGACTTGCCAGACCAAGCTATGAGTGACGAGCAGATCGAGGAGCAAATGCTCGATGCCAATCGCATTCCTAGCTTAATGAGACGATAAGGCTACCTAAGAAGTTTTTAGCCCCTTATCATATTTATAACTTTTAGGCCACCTTGTAATGTTGAGACCCCGTGTATTCGGCTACCTCACTAAGAAACAAGCCCCGAAAAGGAGAAAGACATGACTGAAGTAGAACAAGAACCACAAGCTAATCCATATAATGCTCGCAAGCCTTGGCACGAGGAGCCAAAGGCAAAGCAAGGATCAGCAGAAGGTCTATTTTTTGAAGAAGGTTCTGATGAGGCTACCCAAAACACGGCCCCTCAAAAACAAAACGGAACTAACTACAAAAAAAGGTATGACGACCTAAAAAAACATTACGATGAAAAGATAGCAGAATTCAAACAAAAAGAGCAAGAGTTGTTGGCACAAGCACAAAGTGCTCAACCATCATATCAACCTCCGAAGTCTGAAGAAGAACTTGAACAGTTCCGAACTGCATATCCTGATTTGTATGAAACCGTAGAATCTGTTGCACATCTACGAAGCCAGAAAGAAGTACAAGCCCTTCAACAAAAGATGCAAGTTATCGAAGAGCGAGAAGCAATGATCGCACGACGTGAAGCTGAAACTAAGTTGCGGGAGCGACATCCTGACTTTGAAGATATTCGTGGAGATGACGGGTTTCATGATTGGGCTAAGAGCCAGCCTGAAGAAATTCAGAACTGGATCTATAATAACCCAGACAATGTTGGACTAGCAAGTCGTGCAATTGACTTTTATAAAATGGAAATGGGCTTGAACATTAATCAACAGCCCAAAACTCAGTCAAGTCGCCAAAAGTCTAGACAGAATGCTGCAGACATGGTATCTACAAAAACAACTACTGTAGACACTAAGCAGCCTAAAATCTGGACACGACGGGAAATAGCTGCCCTGTCTATGGATGACTATGATCGCTACGAACAGGAAATAGATCAAGCCATCATGGAAGGCAGAGTAGTTAAATAACTTTGTTTTTTATTTTAGGAGATTTTTACAATGGCTAGTAACACATCTAATCCCAACTTTGACGGCGCAGCGGCTGGTAACTTTAACACCGCTGGTAATTTTAACTTTCTTCCAGAAGTCTATTCCAAGAAGGTACTTAACTTCTTCCGTAAGGCATCTGTTGCAGAAGCAATTACTAACACTGATTATGCTGGTGAGATTTCAGCTTACGGTGATTCAGTACGCATCATCAAAGAACCAGTAATCACTGTTGATGAATATCAGCGTGGTGGTACAGTAACTCAAACAGAGTTGACTGACACTGAAGTAAACCTTGTTGTTGATAAGGCAAACGCATTCAAGTTCATCGTTGATGACATCGAAACTTCAATGTCTCACGTTAACTTTAAAGAAGTAGCTTCGTCTTCAGCTGCTTACGCATTGCGTGACGCATTTGACACAGGCGTAATTGCTTCTATGTTTGCTGGCGTACCCGCTTCTTCACCTAACCACATTCTTGGTTCAGACAGTGCAACTGATCTTGCGGCTGGTACTTTTGACGGTGCTGGTAACCTTGACATTGGTTATGACTCAGGTGAGCATGATCCAATCGACGTTCTTTCACACATGGCACGTCTTCTTGACGAGCAAAATGTCCCTGAAGAAGGCCGTTGGTTCCTTGCTAACCCAGAGTTTTATGAGCAACTCGTTAAGAGTTCTTCAAAGCTCATCAACGTAGACTTTAACGCTGGACAAGGCTCAATCCGTAATGGTTTGGTTTCTTCTGGTAAGCTACGTGGCTTTGATATGTATAAGACCAACAACATTGCAGCTACTACTAATGCAGCTGGTAAGTGTCTTGCTGGTCACATTTCATCAACATGTACTGCTCAGACTATCATCAACACTGAGGTCATTCGTGACCCTGCAAGCTTTGGTGATATTGTACGAGGCCTTCACGTCTATGGCGCTAAGGTTCTTCGTCCTGAAGCACTTGTCTCTGCCTTCTACGGCATCGACTAAAAATGGAGTGGGGGATGAAATACTCCCCCTTTTCTACTATGCCTCAGATTGGAAGCGAACAAAACCCTATTCGTATGAGCGCTAAACGAACAGTTAAAGTTAGCGGTCAGTATTTAAAAAGCGAGAACAAAAAGAAATACGATGAAAATTATGATCGTATTTTTGGGAGAAAGAAAGATGATGATGAAAAAAGATAAGCGTATGGGCTATGGTAAAGGCGGCAAAACTAAAAAAGACGGAAATGCTGCTGCACGTCGAGAATACAAAGACGGTGGCAAAGTAATGAAAGGCGCTATGCGTACTTGTATGCCCAACTAAAATGAAAGTCAAAGCTCCTGAAGGCTATCACTGGATGAAAAAGGGCAAAGAATATAAGCTCATGAAAGATCCTAGAGATGGCTATAAACCCCACAAAGGTGCTTCAAAAGAAGCTAACTTTGAAATTCAAAAGGTTCATAAGAAATAATGGCTGCTACTTATCTTGAAATTACAAACGAGTTGTTGCGAGAGTTAAACGAAGTAGCTCTTACATCAGCTACGTTTGCTGGGGCTATTGGAGTTCAGCAACATATCAAAGACTGTGTAAACAGAGCATACCTTGATATTGTTAATGAAGAACCTCAATGGCCTTTTCTTGCTGTAGATACAAGCGGTTCTACAGATCCTTTTTATGGCAACACGTATGTTGATACAGTCGCAGGTACACGCTGGTATTTGTTAAAGCCTTCATCGACTAATTTAACAACAGACTATGGTTATATTGATTGGGATAATTTTTACCTAACGACTATTGGCGTAGACGGCGAATCAGCCCCATATGTTAGTAAAAATCTTTCATTTACTACTACAGAAGAATGGAAAGATTTTGCACGTACAGCAGAAAATGCAGACGATGCAGATACCCAAAATCATGGAGAGCCTCGCAGAGTTATTATTAGTCCTGATAATCGTAAATTTGGTTTAAGCCCTATTCCAGATAAAGTTTATCGTGTGTACTTCTACGCATATAATTTGCCAACAGAATTAAGCGGACACGGGGATGAAATTGTATTCCCAAATATTTACAAGCCGGTGTTGCTTGCTAGAGCTAGATACTATGTCCATCAGTTTAAAGAAAGCTCACAGGCTGCAGCATTTGCACTAGAAGATTATAAACGTGGATTACGCCTTATGAAATCTAATCTTATGTCTTCAACGCCTGATTATATGTCAACAGATCGTGTGAGGTTTGTATAAATGTCTCAGCCTTTTGGCATTTCATGTAGAGGTGGTTTAAATACTAACCTCAACCAGCTTGAAATGCTTCGACAGCCCGGTCTTGCTACTAAGCTTAGAAACTTTGAGGTAGATCCTGATGGAGGCTATCGACGTATTAATGGCTTTACGCAGTTTGGCGACACACGTCCCAATAGTGATGAAGACGTGCTGGGCATTTTTGTATATGGCGATGGTGTAATTGTCTGTTCAGGTACTGATATACATTTTAGCATTGATGGCTCAACGTGGATACAAATTAATAAAAGTTCTGTAGCTAACGGCGGCGATGATTATACCACTTTTACAGGACGAACGACACTTGCTAGAACTGGACAGGGCCAATGTTCATTTGCATTATTTGAAGGCGCTACATATGACTATGGCGAATTAATTATTGCAGATGGCGCTAACAAGCTTTATTCGTTTCGTATGGAAGGCACTGGTGCGCTTACAACTCGTACATTTTTTGCATATGAAATTACAGTAGATGGAACCAATGGCGTTAAATACATAACCAACCACGACCACCATCTTATTGCAGCAGGTGTAGAAAACAATTTAAATACAGTTTACTACAGTGTTTACAATGACCCTGATAACTTTACGGGTACTGGTGCTGGCTCAGTAGTTATATCAGATCAGATTCAAGGTATTCGTGGATTCCGTACTGATTTGATTGTGTTTGCTAAGAATAGCATTCACAAACTTATAAATATTAATGATCCTAATAATATTCGCATCGACCCTATTACAGAAAACGTAGGTTGTTTATCGGGGTATAGTATTCAAGAAATTGGTGGTGACCTTTTGTTCTTGAGTCCTGATGGAATTCGTACTGTTGCGGGTACAGCCCGTATTGGTGACGTTGAGTTAAGTTCTGTGTCTCGACAAATTCAAAGCATTATCGGAGACATTGCAAACTCAATTAACACGTTTACTATTGATAGCTGTGTATTACGATCTAAGTCTCAGTATCGTTTATTTTATACAGATAAAACTTTAGGCTCAAATGTCTCTAAAGGTATTATCGGTACATTTACTGCTAATGGCTTTGAATGGGCTGAAACGCTTGGCATTCAAGCAATGGGACTTACAACAGGCTTTGATGTAGATGGAATTGAAAAGGCTTTTCATGGTGATAAAGATGGTTACATCTATAATCACGATACAGGAAACGCTTTTAATCCTGAAGGAGTAGAAACGCGAATTGTTTCAGAATATCAAACGCCTAACTTTGATTTTGGTGATATAGGCACAAGAAAAACAATTAAATATGTACGTATTTCTGTATCGCCTGAAGGCGAGTGTCAGCCTACACTAAGAATGCGATTTGATTACGAAGATCCAAATATTCCACAGCCACAAGATTATACGCTAGATTCTATACCACTTCCAGCTATTTTTGGCTCTGCAGCATTTGGTACAGCTACTTTTGGCGCTGCTAATGATCCAATGTTTAGACAGCCTGTAGAAGGCAGCGGCAACACAATTAGTTTTAGAATTAGAAGCGAAGATGTTAAAGCGCCATACGCAATTAATGGCCTTTATATAGATTATATGCCATCAGGTAGGAGATAAATATGGCTCAGAATTACACTCGACAAAGTTCGTTTAATGATGGCGATACTATCACAGCTTCGTTGTTTAATGACGAGTACAACCAGTTAGTTAATGCTTTTACATATTCAAGCACTTCAGAATCTACTACTGGTCACCGTCATGATGGAAGTGCTAATCAAGGCGGCAACATTTTTAAAATTGGTGACCTAGATTTTTTAAATAAGATTGAAGTAGATAGCACTAACAATCGTTGGGGTTTTTATGTAGAGGTTTCTAGTGCAGCAGTTGAACAGATTCGCATTCAAGATGGTTCCGTTGTCCCTGTTACTACTAATGATATTGATCTGGGTACTGCCTCACTCCAGTTTAAAGACCTTTATATTGATGGGACTGCTAATGTTGATAGCCTTACACTAACTTCTGGCTCAACAGTTACAACTATTCTTGATGAAGATGATATGTCTTCAGATAGTGATACAGCCCTCGTTACACAGCAGTCCGTAAAGGCTTACGTTGATGCTCAGGTAACTGCTCAGGATTTTGACTTCCAAGCTGACACTGGTGGTGCGCTAAGCATTGACCTAGACTCTGAGACCATGACTTTCACAGGCGGCACAGGTATTGATACCTCTGGTGCGCTAAACGAAGTTACCTTTGCTATTGACTCTACCGTTGCCACACTGACTGGTACGCAGACACTTACTAATAAGACGCTTACGTCTCCTGACATCGACGGTGGTACTATTGACGGTACTGTTATTGGTGGTACTACTCCTGCCGCTGTTTCTGCTACTACGGTTTCTGCTACAGGCAACATTACTGTAGGCGGTACTGTAGACGGACGTGACGTAGCCGCAGACGGCACTAAGCTAGACGGTATTGAGTCTGGTGCTACTGCTGACCAAACAGCCGCAGAGATTCGTACACTGGTTGAGTCCGCTACTGACTCTAACGTCTTTACCGATGCTGACCACACTAAACTCGACGGTATCGAAGCAGGCGCTACGGCAGACCAAACTGATGCTGAGATTAGAGCCGCAGTAGAAGCTGCTACGGACTCCAATGTTTTTACTGACGCTGACCATAGTAAGCTTGACGGTATAGAAGCAGGAGCAGACGTTACTGACACAACTAACGTTACAGCCGCTGGTGCTGTCATGGACAGTGAGTTGACTAATGAGACTGCTGTTAAGTCTTTGGATCAGGGCGTTGCTACTACTGACTCACCTACCTTTGCTGGCGCCACTGTAAATGGCACTGTGACGGCTGATGGTTTGACGCTAGGCTCAGAAGGCGACCAGATTAGCATTCCAACATCTGCTGGTTTTTCTGGAGTAATTACAACTGGAGACACTGTTTTTGGAAATGCTTTTGAGTTTAAAAACGGCAACGGCATAGTTCTTGTATCTGACACAAACGATTCTGGAGCTACTGGCGGTGTTGATGCAACTTTAATTGCACGAGGTAGTAGCGCAACAAAAACAGCGTTATTTGACGTAAACGGCAACATTAATTTTTACGAAGACACTGGCACGACTGCAAAACTCGAATGGCTGGCTAGTGATGAAACTTTAAAGTTTGCTGATAACTCTAAGGCTGTCTTCGGTGCTGGCTCTGACCTACAGCTATATCACTCAGGTAGCCACAGTTACATTATTGATAACGGAACTGGCGACTTAAAAATATACGGTGCAAACATAGAAATAGGAAACGCATCTGGCGTAAAAAACCTGTTCGCAACAAGTGGTGGTGCCACAACACTATATTTTAACAACGCCGCCAAACTAGCCACCACCTCTACAGGCATCGACGTAACGGGTACTACTGTAACAGACGGCCTTACTTCTGCTGGTGATGCGGCAATCACAGGTAGCTCTTCAGGCTCTACTGTATTAACCTTGACAAGTAATGCTTTGGCTGATACGCCGCTTATAGTGTTCCAAAGAGACGGTGGAGCAGTGGCAGGTAAACTAGCCTACGAAGACACCAATACTGCAATGGCTTTCGGCACAACTACCAGCCATGAACTAAAGTTACTAGCTAACAACACTCGTGCAATTCAAATTGACTCAGGCGGAGATGTGTCGCTGTATGAGGATACGGGGACGACTGCGAAGTTCTTCTGGGATGCGTCTGCGGAGTCTTTGGGTATTGGTACTAGCAGTCCGTCAAAAAAGTTATCTGTTAAAGCAGACGGTGGCGGTTCACAGTTGGGGATTGATATTCACAATGAAGGCACCGCAACAGGTGACGATGCTGTTATTTCATTTGAAACTCAAGGCTCCAGAGAATTCACGATGGGTCTTGACAGGTCAGCTACGTCTTTTGTAATTGCAGAAAGCAGTACATTGGGTAGCAACCAAAGGCTAGTGATTGATGATAGCGGCAATGTCGGTATAGGGACTCAGTCGCCACGATATAACGCTGAAGTATCTAGTTCTAGCAATACCTTTTTGCAAATTGCATCTACATCAACTAGCGCACTGACAGGCTTGTTATTTGGCGATACTTCAAATGCTGTCGGTCGAGTTACCTATGACCACTCAGACAACAGTTTGCAGTTGTTTACTAATACAACTGAAAAAATGCGCATCGACAGCTCTGGCAATGTCGGTATAGGGACATCTAGCTTAGGTAGTGGCGAAGGAAAACTTGCAGTTCTTGGTAGCAACGGAACGGGTGGCAACGGCCAAACCTTGCTTGCAAAATTTGGCGGCAACTCAGCAGTGCAAAGTAGAGCATTGCAACTTACGGAATATAGTATTGGTGGAATAAACAATGTTGGCTTTGACTTCAACGCTCCGGGTGCTGGTAGTCAAGCGGCAATATCATTTTCCACGCTTAGTTCTGAGCGTATGCGCATCGACAGCTCTGGCAATCTTGGTATAGGTAATCCGTCGCCTAGTGCAAAATTTACAAACTATAAAAATACATCAATTAGCGGTTCAGCAGGAGCTACTCTTTCATTAGAGGATGATTCACAGCCAAGAATGTTACTTACTTCTGATTCGGCTACGTCTTACATAAGTTCTTTTAATGATAACCCAATTACCTTTAGCGTTACTTCTGGTAACTTTTCAAGTAGCACTGGCACAGAACGCATGCGCATCGACAGCTCTGGCAATCTTCTTGTGGGGCAAACTAGTGCTGGCGTAGGAACCGTTGGCGGGACTATGTATGCAGACGGAACAGGTAAATTTACGGTTGACGGTAGCATAGTCGCTTATTTAAATCGTTTAACGTCAGACGGAACCATCTTGTCTTTACGGAAAGACACTACCGAAGTCGGTAGTATTGGTGCTGTCAATGGCGACTTACTTATAGGCACTGGAGATACGGGCCTTCGTTTTCACGATGGCGACAACAGAATTTATCCTATTAATACAAGTGGTGGGTCTAAAGTAGATGCTACGATAGATTTAGGCGACCCAACAGGACGCTTCAAAGACCTTTACCTGTCAGGCAGGTCTTCTTCTGTTGGCATCACTAATTACACCAACGCATTGCGGTTAGAAAGTCTTGACACGTCTGTAGCCGCCGAACAATCAATTGGAGATATTGAGTTTGTTGCGAACGATTCGTCCACTGGCGGTACTGGCGTTCAAGCAAAAATCAGTGCGGTAGCAGATAACGCTTTTGGAACAGCTTATGCATTAACTTTCCAAACTGGTACAGCGGCTTCGCCTTCTGAAAAGGTCAGAATCGACAGCTCTGGCAATCTGCTTGTGGGCGGTTCTAGTGGCGGAACTGGTGTAACCCTAATTGACGGCGGAAGAATTAGATTAGACAGAGCTGGAGACTGGAGCATTGAAAGTGGTTATGGGGGTGGAACGTCAGGCGCACATATGCGTATTTTGCATGGTGGTACACAGGTCGGTTCTATTACATCTACTGCTTCTGCTACTGCCTACAACACCTCATCAGACCAACGCCTCAAAGACAACATCGTAGACGCACCTTCTGCTTCTGACGACATCGACGCTATCCAAGTACGTTCGTTTGACTGGAAGGCTGACGGGTCACACCAGAAGTACGGCATGGTTGCACAGGAACTACAGAGCGTTGCACCAGAGGCTGTGTCTGGAGACGCTGACTCAGACGACATGATGGGCGTAGACTACTCAAAGCTAGTGCCAATGCTGGTAAAGGAAATTCAATCACTACGTGCCAGAGTGGCACAACTTGAAGGAGCTAACTAATGGCTACATTTAATTGGTCTATCGCCAACACTGAAAGATACTTAGACACAGGCGGCATTTTTGTCGTCCATTGGAGAGTAACCGCAGAAGAAACTGTTGGTGACGAAACATTCACTGCCTCTGCATACGGCACTGTAGGTTTTACGCCTGACGCTGACGACCCCTCATTTGTCGCCTACGACAGTTTAACTGAGGCTGACGTTCTTGCATGGGTACACGCAGAAGTTGACCAAGCGGCTACTGAGGCGGCTCTGACAGCTAAGATTGAGGCAGACAAGAATCCTGTAACTGGTTCTGGAATGCCTTGGTAAACACTATGTGGACTTATAACTGTAAAGCAGGAACGTACACAGAAGACACTTTAGTTGGACTTGTGTGGCTTATCTTTATGCATAGGCTTCATCACTTGTTTGCTGAAGGGCGTTTTGTAGATTAAGACGTTTGTTCTGATTTTAGTGCTAGAAGGAGGTACTTCGGCATACGTAGGCAAACGAGTTGTTTACCACACCGTATGTGAATACAAAGAACTTAACTCAGAATCAGACAAGCGTTATACGTGGTATGTG